TTAAATTGGTTAGGTTTTCTATATGCTTTCGCGGCCACCCCTAGGCAAAGTCAAACCTTCCGCAACCCTAGGAACCGACGACCCGTGATCCCCTAGATTCGCGGCCACCCCTAGGCAAAGTCAAACCTTCCGCAACCCTAGGAACCGACGACCCGTGATCCCCTAGATTCGCGGCCACCCCTAGGCAAAGTCAAACCTTCCGCAACCCTAGGAACCGACGACCCGTTCGCGGCCACCCCTAGATTCGCGACATGTCGGTGCCTCCACGGCCACCTCTCGCGCCTTACTGAAGTTATGTTAGTTTTGTGGGGTTTAGTCTTTATTCATTTCGTCATACCAGAACTGACGTCTCTTCCTGTCGCTGCTGCGACCAAAATGCTTGATATCGAACCACGTGCAATAATTAGGATTAGAGATTCCTAACACTTCATAGCCATAATTTCCCGGTGTCTCGCATGATTTCTGACCCTCCGAGCCCCAAGCTCTGTCTATATTTCTATAATTCAGTACCCCCTCCCACCCCTTGGTCGGTCGATCGATCCATTGGTGTAAGTCGGTGAGGTCGTCCCAGAAAGGATCCAATTCAGTTCGTATACTAGAACTACCACCAGATTTATGACACGTGTACGGGTTGGCCCCAAATTGATCAGATGTCTGCCTCCAATCTCCGCTATCACCACCATATGCCCCTCTACAAGCACTATCTCTGTACCAATCGTCAAGTGAAGCAGGCGTGTATGTCCCCTGACCTATAGAATTTCGACCTGTGTACTTTTGATTAGCACCATATCTACTAGGAACACATACTGTATAATCCTCATTGTCCCCCCACTCGTCCGACGAGGAGATTGTAACCGTATTTACACAACATTGACCATAGTCATCTCGTTTACAACTATCAGGACAAGCCTCGTTGTTTAAAGTTTTAGCGGTACAAAATCCTTGGTTGCACGGTTTTTCACAATTTTCTGTCTTATATACACCTACAGTACCACACTGAGAGCCATATCTTCCCGGTTGTTGTGATACTTCATACGATACCTTTTTTGTGCCTTTACCACAATTTCCTTCGGATAGATTTTCACACGCGCCGCGGGACTCATATTTCTTACAATCTTTAAATAAATAAGCCGGACATTCTGGATAATTCTGTGGATTACCATCCACATTCCTACCAGAGATAGTTTTGGTGTCCCCAACATTCTTTAAACCAAATGCACACTGTCCATCACCCACGGCAGCCTTTGTAACTGTCCATGTTGTATCTCTAGTGACTCCTCCACCATTTCTTACACAATAATTTCCACTATCATTTGTATACTTAGAACTAAAAGTTTCTGTCACTTCTTGTTCACAAGGCTCGTTAGCTGGAGGAGCTGGTGCTCGTTCCTGTCCACATGGTACTTCAATTTTATCTGCACTGGGACAACTACCACCATTCACAGCAGGTCTCCCACCGGGTGCCTTTTGAAAAAATATTTCAAAAGTTTCTTCTTTCCCATCGTATGGATAACTCCGACTCGAACATACTGCAGGGGCGCCTCCAGCAGACTCTCGGACTCGTTGATCAATAGTTTCTAATTCTTCTATGCGAATCCAGTCGTGGTCAGTATCACCACCTTTTTTCATGCCAACCCAGGCACCGTCGCAATCTCTGCGAATGCCATTATTTTGTATGTCTACACCATTCTCACATGCTGATTTCTGAAATTTCTGGAGGTTGCCGCCGATGGACCCGTAGCAATAGGGATAATAATCACATGCAGATCTCCAATAACACTGGGAGCCGGACGCCCCACCTTCCTCGTGGAAATCACTACCTTTTTGTCCCATGCTATGCGCCGCCAAGAACCCCGAAGACTCGGTACCTCCGCCATAGTTTTTATCCATTATATGAAAATATAACGGATTTTTCAGCTTATCGTCTTCATGTACCGCAAATACTTGTTCATTTTTCCCTACATCCTGTATTATGGTATCTTCGAATTCGTGGTGGGTCATTTTGCATGTCATACCAAAACCCTCCTTTGGAAACGTTGCATCTGGCACGATGGAAAATCCAGAACATAAATCACTTGTTAGACATTTAGAGGCACATTCCTCAAAACTATCAACCTTGAATCCATTTTCTCCTACATCACCTGGCACACCATCCTTTGTTAAACAACTGTATTCACTTTTTTGCAAATACTTTTGGCGCTGGCTACCCGTCGCCCCCTCGTGTAGCGCCGGACGTTTATGACAATAAGGAACGCGTGCCGAGTAAAATTTTTCACCCGTACCATATACATTTGTACCTCCGTACGTAGATATATCTATTCCGGCAGACAAAGCTGCGGAAAAGGAGTCAAACTTTACGTTATCGACCTTAACTATACCTTTCTTCTTTCGAATATTCTCAAAACCCGTACTTTTATTTTCAAAATAATCTCGAGCCTGATCCGTCACTGTCTTTTCAAGCTCACTCTTGACCTGATTTCTCGCTTTCTCCCTAATTTGATCCTCGTCTTGTTGAATACTATTTACCAAATCTTTTAAAAATGTATATTGCGCTCTGTCTTCCTCTTCTATAGCTGCATCCGCCTCTTCCTGAGAATCTTGGTTTTCATCTCTATTTATATCATAAAGAGCATCCAATGTTTCATCGTTTTTCCTTTTCTCTTCTTTCGCTAGTTGTAATTTTTTTAGAAACTCTGCAATATTAAAACTTGGTGGGACCTCCACTTCACCAATATCTTCCTCGTTTTCATATTTTTCTTTCCTGAAACTCAAAAAAAGTATAACTATAAAAATAGTTATACCCAGAATCAAAATTTTATGATCCATCTTATACTAATAGGAGAAATTATTCGCACCTTTTACGGGCTACGTGCACCCAGTATCCCAACATTCCTCAGGGCACGACATTTGACAAGAGGTTCCCCAATTCGGATCATATGTACAATTTGTTCTTCTCCAACGACAGTCGGGTGGTGGATCTCTACAAGAATTACCACTTCCAGAAAGTTCACCGTATTTACAATAGAGTGCATCAGCCGGGTCGTAAGCGATTTCCTTACCAGGTGGACATGCCGCAAAACACATATCACCATGCCCTAAAGATGCTGGACAAGTACCCCCACGACCCGAAGTATTGCACGGTCCAGGTTTTTTACAATCTCCTTCCGACGTCTTCTCATAACCTTCCGGACATGCACCTGGTACATATCTATCTGGTGCTTCAACTATCGTCAAGTTCCGATCACATGTCAAATTATTCTCCTCATAACCTTCCGGACATGCACCACCATTTATAGCATCTTTTCCTCCAGGAGTTCTTTTAAATTTTATACTATACTCTTGTCCAGTTTCACAAACGTGATTCAGGAATCTCTCATCGTTTGTATTATGCTCCGTTCCTGCATAATCAACATATACCATTTTACCCTCACAATCTCTGCGAATGCCATTATTTTCTATGACTACACCATTCTCACACGTTGATTGCTGATTCCTCTTGATATCATGCGTGCCGTAGCAATAGGGATAATAATCACATGCAGTTCTCCACATACACGCCCAGTCTCCGCGTTTGTGGTAATCACTACCTTTTTCTCCCAACGATTGCTTGTAGTTGCTATTCATTATTTCAAAATATAACGGATTTTTTAGCTTATCGTCTTCATGTACCGCAAATACTTGTTCATTTTTCCATGCACCCTGTATTATGGTATCTTCGAATTCGTGGTGGGTCATTTTGCATGTCATACCAAAACCCTCCTTTGGAAACGTTCCATCTGGCACGATAGAAAACCCAGAACACAAATCACTGTTTAAACACAGAGTGGCACATTCCTCAAAACTATCAACCGTGAATCCATTTTCTCCTACATTATCTGGCACACCAGCCCTGTTTAAACAACTGTAATTACTTTCCGCCAATTTAAATTGGCGCTGGCAATTGGGCGGACTCAATGGTCCGCAACCGTCGCCCGATACAGATTCCCCGTTCTGCAACTTGCGACGAAGATGACAATAAGGAACGCGTGCCGAGTAATATGTATCATCTTTACCATATACATTCGTACCTCCGTACGTAGATATATCTACTGCGGCACCCAAAGCTGCGGAAAAGGAGTCAAACTTTACGTTATTGACCTTAACTATACCTTTCTTCTTTGGAGTCGGAAGGTTCTCATAACCCGTACTTTTATTTTCAAAATAATCTCGAGCCTGATCCGTCACTGTCTTTTCAAGCTCACTCTTGACCTGGTTTCTCGCTTTCTCCCTAATTTGATCCTCATCTTGTTGAATACTATTTACCAAATCTTTTAAAAATGTATATTGCGCTTCGTCTTCCTCTTCTATAGCTGCAGCCGCCTCTTCTTGAGAATCTTGATTTTCATCTCTAGTTGTATCATAAAGAGCATCCAACGTTTCATCGTTTTTCCTTTTCTCTTCTTTCGCTAGTTCTAATTTTTTTAGAAACTCTGAAATATTAAAACTTGGTGGGACCTCCACTTCACCAATATCTTCCTCGTTTTCATATTTTTCTTTCCTGAAACTCAAAAAAAGTATAACTATAAAAATAGTTATACCCAGAATCAAAATTTTATGATCCATCTTATACTAATAGGAGAAATTATTTTTTCGAACATACAGTACAAGCCTTTTTTGCATATCCATGTTCGTATAACTCGGAATATACACACATACCACCCCCGTTGCATATATTACATTGAATAAGTCTTTTTTGATGCGGGCATATATTTCGAATGATGTTCATAATTTGTCTTAGAGATATTATTTTAACTAATACTATAAGGATGCCCCTGTCGAATAAAAAACGGCGATTCATTAAAAAGGTTTCGTCTGGATTTAAATATCTATTAGATGATTATGGTCTTAAGAGTATGAAAGAATCGTATCTAAAGGAGTTTATCAAGGAAAATGTTTTCGTCAAGAGCAAATACACGGATAGACTTGAGTTTTCCGCAGGTAAGTTTCAGTTTTGTCTAGAAAATCTAGATGATGATCTTTTGAGATCCATTCTAAAGGAGTTTGACGCTATGGGGTTCACTTTAGAGCGTGTTTTTCATGAAGCGGGAGTGAACCCCTTGTACTTTGACGATGGCGAACTTGAATATTCAAAAATGATAGATACAGAAGATATTATTACATTTCAAGATTTAATCAACACATAAAACTAGGTCGCTCACACTTGTATCTCGCAAAAGGGGCTTTATCGTTTACATAATACATCTTATAAGCTGCGACAACATCGGGGCATTTATATTGATCGGGCATACATTCTGGGATACCTTCATTTGAGTAATAAGCAGTTTCACTTTTACGTTCTTCGAAATGAGAAGGATGATTTTCATACAACCAACGCAAGTGTTGTTCGCATGTGTGAATCTTTCCGTACCGCTCTGTGTATTCACTACTGAGAGCGAGACCGATTTTACAAGCATATAGGTAGTTTTCAATGGTAGAGGCAATCCACATTGTCATGGGGTGCTTCTTATGGGCGGGTTTATACCCACGCTTGCTTCCATCTTTCGTTAGGGGTGCATGTTCTCTGACGTACTCTTCCTGACCTGAAAAAAACCAGGCAGTGTATAACATTTGACATATTTCGAGTTGAATCTTAACGACATGTTGGTCGCATGATAGTTTGGCGATTTCCTTAGGATTCAATGAAAGAAAAAATATATTCATCTTACAAAATTTAATACTACTTTACAACTTAGGTGCATTTTCCGAAACCAAGAACTTCTTTCTGCTTTCTCGTCGGAATAGATTGAGGTAATACCGCAGTCTTTTCACTGTGCACCCACTCTTCTCCATCGTATGCCATCCAACAGATATCGTATCGTTCTATGACCTTTCTACATAAAACACACGGTAATGATACACCAGCACCATATACGGTATTCCTATATATTATCAGGTGTCCGTATTTTCTGTGAACCCATTCAGAAAATTGATGCGGTTTATAACCCTTACGTATACACTCCCTATACAATCTTCGTATTAATTGCCTTTCCGCACACATGTGGTTTGTACTATCCACCTTAGCGGGTTTCTTCGACATACAACTCGTCACGGTACAATATCTCATTTTTCATAAAATTTAAGAAACGTGCACGAGACTTAGGTATTATTCATGCCTTTCTTTAACTATATAATTTGGATAGGTTTGTCTTATATGTTCCTTGTATTTTAGGAAAACGTTTATTTTATCGTGTACAGTCATATTCTCAGTTTCAAATTCAATTAATTTTTGATCATGATTAATATCCAAATGAATAGCAAATCTTTTCGGAATTTCGGGAAAAACTTCCAAAGTTTTAAGTGGTCTGTCTTCAAAAAGTATTCGTTCAGATAAAGCAACGGGTGACATGTGTCTAAAATGATTTTGCAAAACTTTTAATCTTCGAATGGCTGCCATTTCTCTTTTTTTCATTACAATTTATATTCACTAAGGTTTTAAATTCTATCTTTTAGTGTCAACCCATCCTCTCCTTGTGATTCCACAAACTCTACTTTGATAACATTCGGATCGAATATATCACCGTGCGTTTGACAGAGTACACAAGGTTCTGATGGAGTCTCCCCGGGAGCATGATTATGAACGGGAACATCTCTCTTTTTAGGACGTTTGGTTTTTTTAGTCGTCGGAGGTTTAGAGGGGTCGTGTTTCTCGCAAAATGTTTCTCCCTCGATGCATTTATTACGACAGGGATTACCCCTTATGTTGATTCCCGTACAAGCAGGTCTCTTCGCTCTCGGAGGCTTTGGCTCCTTGGCGGGTTTGGGAGGGCGTGCATGAACTTTACACGTTCCTAAACCTTCTGCACAAAACTTTTTACATTGCTCCCCCTTGGCGGTTTTATGGGGGCAACGAATTTTTTCCACTTTTACCTTGGGAACTTTTACTTTCTTCTTGAGTTCAACAATTTCATCACGCAATCCATTGTTCTCATTCAAAATTTCTTGAAATATCGTTCGTAGTTCATCAGAGGCTTGGAGATTTGTACGTGTAATGTATTCATCCAAGCGAGATGGCCATAGTCGCGATGGTACCGTAGTTGGGTAGGATTCCATTTTTACTTGATAAAATCACAAAGATTGTCGCAACTTAGGTGAATTTTATTTCTACGAGAATATCAGAATGGTATCGATTCACGATATACCTAAAAAAGTTCAATACATTGTAGTCGATTCTAGGTATGTCACCGGAACGAACAATACGTTTTCATTCGATTTATCGATGACATCCAATACACATGTTGAAGATTTTAGTAAGGTTCTTGGTATAAAAATGGTTGATTTTTATATTACTCAAGTGGGTGATCAAGATCACGATTCTAGTAGTTTAAGTAATGTAGCTAAATTTGTGGATATAATTTGCCCAGATGTTCCCCAAGTCGCTCAAATGTTAGATGAGCGTCACGGACAAATTTTTGCTCGCGTTCCATTAGAACGACATTTTACACATGGATCACATATAATATTAAGAGATAAACAGTGGAAAAGTTTTAATCGTGCTACAAATTATTTCAACCCAATATCGATACAAAAATTAAATTTTACTATATATGAACAACAAGATGACGGTGACTATGTAACATTACAACCCGACGCTTCTTGGTATATGATATTAGAGGTCACCACCGTTAATCATAAGGAAACGCCGGTTTCCAAAGAAGCACAAATATTAGAAGCTATACACGCTCTCATAGGTAAGATTGAAAAATTACATCAGAGCGTGGAAAGACTCCCGACTAAAGAAGAAGCCGAAAAGATCATAAAAGAAACCGAGAAAAAACGTAAAAAGATGTCGTTTAATTATATTTTACTGGCGCTAGCGGCTCTCGTAGGTGGTTATATCTACTACGTGAATAAGATCAGAATGGTTCCGGGGGTTATGTAAACCAAGTATTATTAGTATTTTCTAACATATTCTTTACTCTTTCATTCCATGATTTTTG